GATTGGGTCAACAGTCGCCCTAAACGTACTAGAGTATCGATACCATCTCTTCAACATCTTCGACTCGGATACCGGAGGTTTACCCTCTGATACCCTCGTCTGGATGTTACGTGGAAAAGGTAACGCCGCGAACTCAACTTCGATCTCTCGGAATTGAGCCCATAGGTCCTCAAGTGATTCCCAGTCAAGGGATTCAAGTGAGATTTCCTCCAGCTTAGTACGAAGGTCCCGACTGGCTATGACCACATCAAGGAAGGCCTCCCGGTATACCGTTTCATTTAGGGAATCCACCACCTCACTAGGTGTTGTGGCTTCAATCCCTGGATGCGACGATTGCCGATCAGCCCCCCTCGGTGTCGTGCCATAGTGCTCCCGATCCCTGTAGACCGTCCCTAACCTCTTAGCTTCCGCGATTAACGGAGCATAAGAGTCTAGGAATTCGAGAATGAGTTTAACCTCACCCTCGAAGAATAATCTACAAAGACCTTGAACCCTGGTCACCGAGGTTTTATATAGGGAAGTTACCGATTTCAAGGGTAACCACCCTTTTAAACCCTTGTAACCAGGCCCGCCGGGACCGTAGAACGTAACGATATAGTTACGGAGCCGCTTAGGAAGACTGAAAAGGCGCTTCGATGCTGAAGCCTTTGCGCGATACCCGTATCCTAGGACAGATAGCATCTGCCCAAAAGATAACGAGTATTTACGCACAAGCTCCAATAGGCCCGACAGGCTCTGTCGACCTATTACAAACTCAGCAAATGGAACCATTGAGACGTTCTTCCCGTTAAGGAAGGTACGTTTCGCAAATTCCATCGCCTTGCCTGATAATGAGATAAGAGATTTGTGATCTCCTATTCCCACATCTAGCGCTCTCATGATCCCCGCGTACTCCTTGGCCACACAGCTACGTGCTATGACTACGTCGTCTCCCAAGACGGCGTAGCCCTCGTACCACGGTTTAGCGGTAGTAAGCACGCCTGCCTTAAAGGCAGACCATTGAACGATGGCATGGTGAAGAAAAGCCAGCATCGCCCATGAACTGAGCGCACCCATTGGCTGTCCGGTCGCATACTGGACAAATCCCAGCTCAGAAACAGTCTGTTTAGGACCATTCCCGAACTTGATTGTCTTGGGACAGTGATACTTCCGTCCAACCATTAGGCAACCCCACAGCTCTGCCCCCCAACTTGTTAAGAAGGGAGACAGTAGTACTTTCTGAAGTACGATAGGCAGACGATCGGTGGCGGCTGATAAGTCAAATGAATACAAGGCAATTGGCTTGGAGAATTTCTTCTCTTCTGCCGCCTGCCAAGTAAATAAATGACGAATCGGTCGCTCCTGATCAAATGTCCCATCCTGTGGTATCCGCTCCAACAGACCAAAGATCGCCTTGTGAAGACGATCGAGGATCCACTGTGTCCACGGGTCGACCATAGCAAACACCCGGACCTTACCGGCTGGTTCCGGTTTAAACCCAAGTTTTCCAAGCCAATTTGTTGCTTCAAAAGGACACTTAGGTCCCTTTGAGGATAAGGGAAGGGAATCCTCCCATACCCACAACTCCTTGGCCCAGAATTCTATCCGGTTCAACACCCAGTGATTACCTGTCATTTTACACCAATTTTGCAAAATTGGGTATAGAGGACTGTGTAACCAGGTGAATGCTGAAGCCAGAATAGATGCGGGGGAAGTGCTCTGAGCACCGCTCGGAACACTAAATCCACGCACCGCGGGTCCAGACTTAGAAATCAGGAAAGGTTTAGCCCGGAGTCCCTTCATAAACTCAAGGGGACCCTCGCCCTCTTCGCTCCATAGTGCATCGGTCACTGTTCCTTCTGTATGAAACAGTTTCTTCAGCACATGGACGAAGTGGTTGAATACGAATTGACTAAATTCATATGTCATTAGAGGGTCGCCGCCGTATTCTTTGGTGATCGTCTTGATCTTTACGGTTCCAGGAAACTCTAATACTCGGTACAGACCGAATAGAGTTGCCCAGAACCGGATCGTCCAAGTACAACCAGATCGAATACGAGCTCTATGTAGAGCAGGAATTAATGAAGGGATCCCACCATGCGTACGACCGACTCGGGCCCCGAAGGGCGTCAAGTCGTGTAGTCGTTGACCACCGACCACTTGCTGGAGCATAGAAGAACAAGCCTTGAGATAAATCACAAGGTACTTGATTCCTCCGTGTTTGTACAGGTTGTGGTAGATGGCTAACGTAGTGATTACCACCTTGACGACTGAAAGGTTAACTCTCCGTCCCAGAAGTGATACGCATCCAAGGATGTGTACCACAGCTGGACGCCCAAGTTTTACCTTGAGCATGGCACTAAGAGACGCATAAGAGCTAAGCAGTCGAGAATACGCACGACCAAGCGTTCGCTTGATGTTTGTGTTTATTGTCACTGTTAGTCTATATACGCACTCTTAGACTTCGGTTTCCTCGTGAGAGGGCCGCAGCCAGCCTTGGAAGGCTTTGGTGAGTGAAACCAATCAGGCTTCACCTGGCTAATCAGCACCACCGAGTTTGACCCCGGAGCCTGACTACGCACAGCGACACCTTTCCTACGTCCATAATCCCGGACGCCGGCCAGACTAATCAGTCTTGTCCCGGAGGACTAACCGCCTCTGGATCACCGGCCGTCGTAGCTAACCCCGTTTTGGGTACTGCAGAGGAGCGAAGCTCCCTTACAGTAGCTACTTGGACTATTCACCCAGACCTGGGTCCGTAGTACTAAATGCCGCCACTTGAGTTGGGGTTCACCCTAAACAGTTGGTGTCAACCTCGACCATAGCACCGGTTTCTAAGCGGTGTGGTAGGTCTTTGGGATTACGACACTCTGCGCTCTCATGTAGCTGCTCTCCATTTCGGAGTACGCGGCACGCGCACTCCTATCTCCCTCAGCGGATCGACCTCCAGGTGACCTGCCATTGCGCAAGTCCGTAGGTACCTTCCCCCTGAGGCGTGAGGTGTGAGCACACGCTTGTCAGTCCCCCAAGCGAATGAGGCGGGTCATTCTTCCTACTTAGTCTACGCAACGTCCAATAGGGCGTTTTAAGGAACTTAACTGTGATGCGAGGGATTTGACCCACACATGCGAAGCGAAGTCGCTAACACGGCTTTGTCAGCATGGCCCGGATTTCTCCGGG